TTGTTCCGGAGGAAGTTCATGGCGATTCCCAGCCAATAGGTGGCGTTCCAATACGATCGAGCTGGGACAAAGGTGGAGAAGGTGGTGGTGTCAGCTGATTCCCCAGGCCATGGATTCACCATTGGGAATTCCATGAGCTTGGCGTGACATTGCTCTGCCGTGACGCCAGCAAAGATCAGCAGCTCGACCATGAAGTGCGTCGAGTCAGCCAATTCCTCGTACTGATGTTCCTTGTTGCCTGCCTCGTACGCTTCATATGATTCAGCCAACTCCTCTGTTGCACGCCACGCGAAGTCACGCAACGTCTTCTGACCATGCGCTGTGTGCAGCGAGATAGGCCAAGCTGGCAGCTGTTCGATCTCTTTGTACGCCACCATCAACTCGCGCTGACGATCGAAGATCAGCTCGAGAATCTTCGCCCAGGTCTCAGGCAGTGGTGGCGCTTGGTAATCTGTGATGTTCATCCTGTCCCTCCCGTGCAGGTTTCAACTGACCACGAATCAAGATGGTATTGATACTTCTCAAGCACTTGGTGATGCAAATCCGTCAAGCCAAATCGAACAGCCTCAGCATCATCGCTTGTCCAGTCATACTTGTAGATGGTAAGCGGATGGAAGATCTTGGTGAGATTGTTCCGATAGGCTCTGGCAATCAAGAGCGGGTCTTGTTTGTAGAGCTGGTCGCGTTCACTCCAATTCTCCACGATCCGATGATCAGGCGGATCGCAGTGAATGACGAAGGCGCCATAGCTCAAGAGCCACGCCTTGATGGTGTAGTGTTCGTTGGCCGACATGCGGCAGCCGCCACGAAAGAGTCGACCGTAGATGCACTCGCTGGCGAAGAACCGATCAGCGATACTGCATGCATGCGCCAGACGTCTGCCAGCTGGCGGCACCAAGGCCTTCAAGTAGCTGTCGCCGATCGTCTCCCGCATGTTGGGCTTGTAGCGATCGCGATGAAGAATCCGCAAGCCCGGGTCGAGTGCCACGAGCTGCTCGACCAACCTAGATTTTCCGCAGTTGTCTGCGCCTTCGACGATGATCATGCGTTGAACTCCCGTTTGATGGCGATGCCCTTCCAGCCTCGAGCACTCTCGAACTTCTGTGCAACCAGCTCTCTGCGTTCATTCATGGCGCGGATAAACCAGCTCATGGAGAGTGGACTGGAACGTCCACCACGTGACTCATTCCACCATTCTCCAAAGACACGATACATCTCGACAGCTGACGTCCATGAGTGCTTGTCAAACTTCGCAGCTTGCAGCAAGAACTCACTGAGCAGATCATTCTCTTCACGATACGATCGCGTCGCCACCTTGACAGCGCTGGGTTCACCGAGTCCTTTCTTCCCCCACTTCATGCAGCCTTCAAGTGCCCAATTCAGAATGCCCGGCAGCTCAGCGCGCAACTTCTGCTTGAGCTTCTTGTCTCGATCCTTGTATGGAAAGAAGACGGTGAAGGGGATCAACTTGATCCTGGACCAAAAAGCCTCCGTTTGATCCTTGACAATAGGCTTGTGATTCGCGGCCAGAATGAGCTTGTGCTCGGGCTTGAACTCGAAGAACTCCTCATAGAGTTTGCGAGCCCTGATTGTATCGCCTCCGGTAAGCTGCTTAAGAACAACGGCGTCAAAGCCGCGTTCATGGTCGGCTTCAACTGCTGTGATAAGTCGGGCTCCTCGCATACCAGCGATATCATTACGTGGACCTTCCCCCTTCTTAGCCAAGAAGGTGGTGAAGTCTGACTGTTGCGAGTAGTCACCGAATAGCTCGCGTAGTATTTCAAGGAAGGTAGACTTTCCATTGCGTCCCTGGCCATAGCAGAAGAAGAGAACGTGTTCACGGGTTTCACCCGTCATGGCGTACCCAACCATACGTTGTAGGAACTCGATAAGATCAGCATCGTCCTTCATCACTTCGTGGAGGAATTGTACCCAACGCGGGGCTTCTGCTTTTGGATTGAACTCGACTGGTGCCAGCTTCGTAATCAGATTCTCCTTGCTGTGCTTCAACAACTTGCCCTTCTTCAGATCGAGCGTGCCGTTCTCGACGTTGAACAACCATGGATCAGCATCGAACGATTCATACGTTTGACAAATCTCTGGTTCGGTCGACGCCATATCGAGCAAAGCATGCACCCGAGCTGAACCTTCAGACTTCGACGCATGCTTGAGTAAGTTGTTCCGAAGCTCTTCATCCACGATCTGTGCAGCTTCAGCATACAGCGATCGCACGGTACTCTTCGCCATGCGCATGACTTCACCCGTCGCGTCAGGCGTCCAGCGTGTACCATCCCAGATGAACCACGGTCGTCGTGCGCCTCCAACACTTCGGATCATATCGACATGCTGCACGATGAACCTACGTGCGTTTCCCATGTCTGTGTAGTGCTCACCTTGTCCAGCTGGCGGCTTCTGTGCAATGCTTCGTGCGATCTTCTTGAGCTGTCCATCGCTGAGAGGTGGCACAACACGTGATGCATTCTCCTCACGGAGCGCGGCGAGGATCGCTTCTTCGCTTGCGCCACGCCGTCGCATGCTACCGGCCAGTGACGTGAGCAATGTATCGCGCTCACCCTCAGTGATCTGCTTGGGGAGCGGCGCTGCGCCCGTATGCGCACCCTGCTTATGGTGTCGTACAAGCTGCAGGATCGACTTCGGTAGCGGTGCTACTGGACGTTTGTTTGTCCACTTGTACCGCTTCCCTGTTTCAGGGTGAATACTGGGTGGTGCAATGACGTAGCCGCCATCGCCCAGCACGTCGAACAGATGCTTGATCCCGTCACGTTTGATCTTAATGGTACGTGCGATTGGTGTACCATCGATCATCGCATCGTAGTACAGATGCTTGCGACCTTTCCGACTGACAGCCTCACGTGTTGGTGGGAGCTGCAGTTGTTCAAGCAACAGGTGTCCGCTTGGACCATCGATGTCAATGACCACAGGACCCGTCAGACTGTTGCATGCAATTCCTACGTTAGCGTTTGGCCATTGCTTCCACCACTTCCGAATCTGTCTGAGATTCGTCGTCGCTTCGCGCAAGCCATGCGTGCCGGGGTACGGATGCTTCCCCTTGAGAGGGAGCACAGCCCATCCCCGGCGCGCATAACCCAGCGCGGCGGTACGGCAGTCTCGCGCTGCCACCGGCCGCTACTTCTTCTTGGTGCTCTTCTTGACAGCCGCCTTCTTCACTCGCTTCCGAGGAGGTGCTTCTTCCTCCTCGTCATCGTCCTCATCTTCGTCTTCATCTTCATCATCCGCTTCGGCTTCCTCGTCCGTCTCTTCTTCATCTTCCGAATCTTCCTCGGAGTCGTCCTCATCATCGTCCTCCTCGTCCTCCTCGTCATCGTCCGCGTCCTCTTCATCATCCTCGTCTTCATCCTCCGCATCCTCCTCGTCGTCGCTGTCCACCGCTTCGTCGAGGTCCTCGTCGTCCTCATCCTCCTCCTCATCTTCGTCGTCACGATCGGCTGCCTCGGCGGCGGTGACCTTGAGCGGGAGGTACTGGACGACCTCGTTGCGCTTTTTGCCCTCGAACTTCTTCACGCGCAGCGTGGCACGGCATTCCTGATTGGTCACGAGCTTGACTAGCTCAGCGAGCGTGCCCTTCATCTTGCCCTTGATCTTGAGCGCAGCAAGAATCTGGCCGATCTTCCAGCCGACGTGCGTTGCGATGTTGTCGAAGAACGTGATGCCCTTGTGCTCACCCTTCGTGATCACGATCTTCAGCTTGGCAACATTCCCATCGCCCTTCTTGTTCCGAGTCACCTTGCTGTCCTTGGTGAACCGAATGAAGTACTTCCCCGCAGGTGCGTGCTTGAAGCTGCCTTCCAGGTCGTCCTTCGTCAGCGAGTAGGTATCCTTACCCCGGGCCATAGTCATTTCTCCGCGCCGTGTGTGGAACCCTTCGGCCCGGCGGCGATCCGATGCAGAAGGTTGGTGAGGAACTGCGTGTCGTCGAACGGAACGACAATGCGCTTCTGTTCTGGCGTCATCCACCACGCCCGTGTCTTGGCGTAGAACTCATCACGACTGTCGAGGTAGAGCACGCGCTTGTTCTTCTTGCCGAGTCCGAGGTACATGGTGTGATCGACGAGGAACGGCAGGTCTTGACGAAGTGCACCAACCATGTTAGGCATCATACGCCCTGTCTCCCGATCCTCCTTCTCTCCACAGATCAGCACCTTCACCACGGGAACAGCCTTGAACTTGCGGATGTACCGCCGCAGCTTGTTCCCCATGATGTTGTAATCCTTCACCTCAGGTTCGTCAGCATCCTTTCGTTCATCACGAAGCTTTCGCTTGTCGCCTAGCTTCTCCATGATGATCTGCTGGATGTCGTTGAAGTGATCGAAGACACACGACTGAAAGAGCTTGTCGAACCGCTCCTTTCCTGTGCCCCTGAAGTTACTGAGCGCAGTGTCGAGTGTCTTCATCGACAGCACGTCGTCACCTCGGACACGCTCGAATCCTGGCCGTCCATCGATCGCCAGTAAGCCCTTGTTGCTGTCCAAGAAGTACGGCTTCGGCCCGGTCGCAGCCAGCGTCGTCTTGCCTGCCCCAGATGGACCATAGAGAAGGATAGTGGGGTATCGAACCAGCTCCTTCGTTGTCTTCATCGATGCTCCTTGACCTTGTATTGCGTGGATATGACGTGCATCACATCTTCCTCGCTTCCTCTCAGCAAGCACGGGTTCCTGAAGTCGCAGTCCCACCCGCAGTTGTCCATCGGGTTGGGGTAGATCGCAGGATCGAGCATGTCCAGGGCGATCCGTCGAGTATCCTGCACCCACATCTCGATCTCCTCAGGCGTCCGTTCGACCGTCTCGCGCCTGAACAGATCGGCTTTGACACGTGGTCCAGGCATCTGCTTCCGAAGCTCAGTGTAGTGCGCCTGATAGGTGAGGTACCCCGGAAACTTCACGCTCATCGCCCAGAGGTAGACGGACAGCTGCATGAGGAGATCGAGCTGGTGATCCCTGAAGGACGATGCCGACTTGAACTCATTGCAGCCCAGTGTCTTCTTGAGCTTCGTCGATCGGAAGCGCGTGTCGATCTTGCCTCGGATGATGATGCTCTTGTCGTCGGTCAGGGGCAGCTCGAACCACTCTTCAGGAAAGCATTCCTCGAGCCCAATCGCTTGATCACCTTCGTCGTTGTCGGGATCACGTGCCCACGCTGCGTAGCCAATGCACATGGCGCTGATCAACCGCACGTTCTCAGTCGACAGCTGCTCGATGCTCGTGTCGCTGACCGTGGCGCGAACGACATGCTTCATGCCCTTCACCGTTCGCTTGAGCAAGGGCCGCGAGTACCAGCGCTCGAGGATCACGTGGATCATGGTGCCGATCGCCAAGTTCTCTGGCCGATCGACAGGCTCGAGACGACACTGATGCCGCCACCACCAGCGTACCCGACAGCGGAGAAAGTCACGCAACTCACTGGCACTAATGATCAGCGGTTCTTTCCTGGTGGGCACAGGAGAGATGTCGGGTCGGCTGAACGCAGCCAATGGTGATGCTCCCGTGCGGCGGTGAATCGAAACAAGTTGATTCTTTGGTCTCATGCTATTCTCCAGTGAGACGCATGGCGATCGCCGCGATGGCATCAGCATTCATGCGCAGTGCCTGCCCAACTGCCCTTCGTGCGGCTCGCCGACGACGGAGCTCCTTCTGCCGCTGTGGATGCGATGGACCCACCAGCTTCTGCAAGGGCGCCAGCTGCTGGAATAACCGCGCTCTGTCCATGCACAGGGCACGCAGCTCTGTGGTCAACGGTGGAGTGTTCCACTTGAAGAGCGTGTTCTCAGCCATAGTGCGCCATGGGTGTCGACGCTGACAACCGCAGTGGATGCTTCGGCTGTCCGTCCTTCGTCATCCCCAAGCAACGGATGCGTTTGCGAAAGGGCTTGAGCACGTCGAGGACATGCCGTGCTCTGACGAGATGCTTGCCGTGATTGCCCCAGCAAAGCACGATCGGTACATCAGGGTATGCCAGGCATATCTTCTTGATGAACTCGTCGTTGCGTTTGCCTGTGGGATTGACTCGATCCTTCATGTCGTCGGGATCAGTGGCTCGATACGCGAAGAGGTTGAGCATAATGATCCCGCCATAACCCCAACGCTTCGCAAAGCCGATGCACCGACGGATCGTGGCGTCGTTCTTTTTCTCGTCTGCTGTGCTGGGATTCAAGCCGATGAAGATGATCACTGGCCGAGTGGAATCCCAGACACGCTTCAGCCAGTACCGATAGATTCGGTTCTTTGAGAACTTCGCGTCGCTGATCATTGCTTGGGCAGCTTGAGGTTGCCCAGGTTCGGGACAACGATGATGTTCTGGCGGACGTTCTGCATCTTGGCGGCCTCACGAATGGCGTTGAGTGCACGCAAGGCGTAGGCTTGGCCCGCTGTCAAA